CGTCCACTCCGACCGCATCGAAGCTCTGACTGCTATGCTCAATACAGTGTCAGAGTTATGGGCAAAAGAGGCGACTGAGAAAAACGTCTTAGCTGGTCGGTGCGAAAACCTTAAGGCCAAGCTAGCAAAGGCGGTGGAGGCTTTGGAATTTTATGCCGATGCAGACAACTACGAAGACCAACATAAGCGAGAAAGCTGTGGTTGCTGCTATTACTTGCAAGACGCAGAGATCAAACAGGACGAAGGTGTGAAGGCCCGTGCCACCCTCGCAGCACTGAAAGGAGAACAGCCATGATACTAACGCTGCAAGTAATCAGGGACCACAGACCTTGCCAAGGTGGCTGGGAGACATTGACCAAAGCCATAGGCAGTAACTTAACAACTGAGTTGTCTATCGGTAATGTGCTTATTAGCAACGGCCTAGATGACGCCTTGTGGTGCCTACAGTGCCTAGAGCCACGAGTGCGTGTAGCGGTAATCATGCCAGCAGTTAAACGAGCAGCAGTCCATATAGATGACAAGCGTGTGCATGATTGTATTGCTGATATAGATAAGTGGTTAGCGGGTGATGATACTGTTGATCTCGCTGCGGCAGAAGCGGAATCATGGGCGGCAGCAGAGGCAGCAGAGGTGGTATCATGGTCAGTGGCAGAGGCAGCAGTGGCGGCAGCACAGGCGGCAGCATTGCGGGCAGCACAGGCAGCACAGGCGGCAGCAGGGGCAGTAGCATGGGCAGTAGAACGCAAACTGCAAAAGGCTTATCTGTTGGCTATGTTTCCGCCAATTATTTTGAAGGGAGAGATGAAATGTTTTATTTAGTTCAAGTTGGTGAGCTTGAGTTGTTCGTTGAACTTCTTGAGTGTGGCATTAAGAAGTTTGATATTGAACCAAGGTTCTCAGTAACAGCAGGTTCTGACTGGGATGATGTTGATGTTTACGTTAGCCCTGAGGATGTTAGAGCAGCCATAGCCTACGTTAAGCAACACCATCATGATGAAGTCTATATGTAAGAGGTATAGAACCCTTGTCAGGGACAAGCCCTATCATACAGCCGATCTTCAATCTGTCAACAGGAAAATACAAATGACCGTAGAAAACTTTACAACAGATGGTTGGGTTAGCCATAAGCCTTGTCCAAATGCTGACTGCCTAAGCTCCAATGCCTTCAGCTACAACATGAACAGTGGGTCAGGTAGGTGTCACTCGTGTGGCCTCAAGTACCCGAAGGAGATGCGTAGCTTGACAGAGTGGGCCAAGGAAGAGTATCCGCTGTATGGTGATAGTGAATGGAAAGAGAAACCTATGATGCAGCTTGTCAAGACTGACAAAGAAGAGATGCTTACGCCAACGTATCGTACCATCCGAGACATTAGCTCTGACACTATGAAGTTCTATGGTGTTAAGACCTACGTCAATGCTGACAATGAACCTGTCAAGCAAGACTATGTCTATCCATCTGGTGGTGTTAAGACCCGCATGTTCCCAAAAGATTTCCGTGCTAAGGGCCTCAAGTCTGATGAACTCTTCGGTATGAACCTATGGAATGCTGGCACCTGTAAGTCAGTCACCATCACAGAGGGTGAGCTAGACGCTATGTCAGCCTACCAGATGTGCAACAACCCTAAGTACCCATCAGCCTTTGTGTCATTGCCTTCAGCCACCCCTAGCCACAAGCTATGGGCCAACGTAGACAAGTGGCTCAAGTCCTTCGACAAGATTATCCTTTCGATTGAGCATGACGACTCAGGGAACTCTATTGCCCAGCGCATTGCTAACCTATACCCCAACAAGGTGTATCGTGTGCAGCATGACAGCCTCAAGGATGCTAACGAGTTCCTTCAGGCAGGCAAGAAGACTGAGTTCTTTCAGGCTTGGCTACACGCTAAGAAGTACACCCCTGAGAACGTATACAATAGCCCTCAGGACTTCCTCAAGCTCTACGAGAACCACGATGACCACCTGTATGTAGAGACAGGCATCCAAGACTTCGATGCACTGTGCCTAGGCCTCATGCAGGGTCACTTCACCCTGTTCAAAGCACAGACAGGTATTGGTAAGACTGAGTTCATGCGGTACTTGGAGTACACAATCCTTAAGAATTATCCTGACATACCCATCGCAGCATGGCACATGGAAGAGACCAAGCTTCGGAGCCTACTCGGCCTTGTGTCATATGAGATAGATGACAACGTTACTCGCCCAGACTTGATCCAAGAGAAAGGCTTAGACACTCAGGTTCGTGATGCCATCTACAAGCTGACAGGCAATGAGAAGTTCTACCAGTTCTTTCTCAATGATGAGGATGACCCTATTGAAATCCTGTCACACATCCGCTACCTGTCTCAAGCCTGCGGTGTTAAGTATGTTTTCTTCGAGCCTATCCAAGACATCGCAGCTAACCTAGGCGGTGATGAAAGTAAGGAGCAATTCTTGGCAGACCTATCTGTTCGTCTGTCTAAGCTAGCCTCTGAGCTTGGCGTAGGCATCATCACCATTGGTCATACAAATGACGATGGTGCTGTAAAGTATTGTCGCATGATTGAGCAACGTGCATCTGTTGTCGTTGAACTACAGCGTAACAAGATGGCAGAGAATGCAGATGAGAGGAACACAACAAAACTTCTAGTCACTAAGAACCGTCCCGTAGGTCCAACAGGCTACGCAGGACAACTTAAGTTTAACCCTGACACATTCATCTTGTCAGAAAAGTACTAAGACATGAGAGGATTGCCATGGATCTTTTAGTTACAGTCTGCACTGCCACCTACTTCCTAGGTGCGGTTAGCTTCTACTTTCATACGGCTGCTATCTTTATGCTGACAGAGTCTAGGTATAGGGAGGCCTACCTCAGGTGGCAGACTGTACTCTGGCCCTACTACACTGTCAGTATGGTCCTAGCTATTATGTTTTCAGATGAAGATGATGAGGATGAAGAGTGACAAACTACCTAATCATGGATATTGAGACTGATGCTTTAGATGCTACCCGCATCTGGGTGATCTGCACTGAGGACTATAACACAGGAGAGAAACAGCAGTTCCTTAACACCGACACCATTCCTGAAGAACGTGAGAGGTTCCTCGACTACCTGAAGGGCTACGATAAGTTTGTCTTCCACAATGGTATTGGCTTTGACGCCCCTGTCATCAACAAACTTCTAGGTACTGAGGCAATACCATTGGAGTGTGTTGCTGATACACTTATCCTGTCACGGCTATTTGACTATGGTGTACAGGGTGGGCATAGCTTGAAGGCATGGGGACTACGACTAGGCAACTTCAAGCTAGACTTTAATGACTTCACCATGTTGACAGAAGAGATGGTTAAGTACTGCCACCAAGATGTGACCGTGACCCGTATGCTCTTCAAGAAGTTTAAGAAGGACTACGAAGACCCTAACTGGTCAGCCTCAATCAAATGTGAGCATGAGATCCAGATGCTCTGCGAACAGATGTCAGCCAATGGTTTCACCTTCGATAAAGACAGTGCCGTGTCAATGCTCAAAGAGATTGAGCATAGGATGGAAGAGCTAAACGTAGGCTTCCAGAAGGACTTCCCGCCTCAGTTGGTTGAGGTTAACCGCTTGATGTATAAGGTTAAAGCTGACGGGCAACCCTATGCCAGTGTAGCCTCAGCCCGTGAGAAGTATGTCATGACCAAGGTTGATAAGTCGGTGGTGCCTAACGAGTTAGCCTGCTTCGACTTCGTATCCTTCAGCCCTGCCTCACCTAAGCAAAGGATCGACCGCCTATGGGAGGCTGGTTGGACTCCTTATGAAAAGACAAAAGGACACATCGAGTATGACCGTGAAAAGCAACAGCAGCAGCAAAGACGACGCAGCCCGTGGCGCTAAGTTCACCCGCTACGGCTGGACACTATCAGAGGCTAACCTAAATACCCTACCAGAAGATGCACCAGCAGGCGCTAAGAACCTAGCTGAGTGGCTTACCTTGGAGGGCCGTAGGTCTTCCCTAGTCGAATGGCTTGGTCACTATAATGATGGTGACAAACGTGTCCATGGACGCTTCACCCATATCGGTGCATGGACAGGGCGCATGGCACACTCAGCACCTAACCAAGCCAACATCCCATCTGCCTTCCACGGCGTTGCTAAGACCGCTGTCGAGCGGGTTAAGGTTACTTATGATGGTGCCTTCCGTAAGCTCTGGCGTGTGCCTGAGGGTAGCCTGCTGGTAGGTACTGACGCAGAAGGCATCCAGCTTCGTATCCTAGCTGACCTTATGAAGTCCGAAGAGTATGTTCACGCTATCATCTCAGGTAAGAAAGAGGATGAGACTGACATCCACAACCTTAACCGTAAGGCCTTAGGTATCTCTCACGTTACCCGTGATGACGCCAAGACTTTCATCTATGCCTTCCTGCTTGGAGCTGGCAACGGTAAGGTAGCCCAGATCCTTCGTGTCAAGCAGAACGAAGCGGCTGAGGCGGTAGAGAACTTCACCAACTCCATCCAAGGATTGGCAGAACTTAGGAACAGCATGATCCCTCGCATCGCACAGCGTGGGTGGTTCAAGGGCTATGATGGGCGCAAGGTTATTGTACCCTCTAAGCATAAGACATTGGCAGGTATGTTGCAGAACGGTGAGTC